GCTATATTAGACTCTCTGAATGGTGTCTTATACTTAGATGATCGCCAAGTTGTTAAGATAATGACTGTCAAGAGATGGAGTGATACTCCAAATATTAAAATAGAAATGATACCTACAGGAGAAGAATGGAAACACTTACCAGAGATGAACTAATAGTAGAACTTGCGAAAGATTATGGCGTTAGAGCAAAAGTATTGGGCCTTAAATTTGAAGAGGCTTATGCCAAGTATGTTAAGAGATGTAGTTTAAGAACATATGAAAATCTATTAGAACAATTTACTATTGGTAATTTATCGGATCCTGTAAAAATCAAACCCAAACTAAGAAGTAATGAGTACATTGTATCAGCACCAGCAGATGATGATTGTGAAGATGGTGTTTGTAAGTTATAGCTTAACTTAGCTAATGTATAATAAGTGTATTACAACTTATAGGAAATCAAGATGGCAAAAGGAAATGTGATACACCAAATAAATATAAAAGTTAACTCTAAGGATTTGGCTTTAATCGATGCTAAAGCAGATAGGCTTGGTATATCTAGATCAGCTATGATTAAGATCTTTGCTATTAATGGTGAATTGACTGTCCAGATGGCTCAACAACTACAAAAGCCAGTTAGTTGAATTTATCTAATACTTCTTTGTATTTGCCCTGTCCAAAACCATAGATAGAAGATTGTTGCCAATTGTTGTTTCTTGGCACAGATTCTGTGTGTTTAAATAATCCTTTTCCATAAGCAACATCTAAAGGCATATTAGTTGCACCTGCATAATTAGCACCTAAATCATCAACAGAAAACCCAGTACTATTTTTAAAATAACCACTACTTGGATTAAAAAAAGGTAATCTTTGACTATCACCTATTTCTTTTGCAAATCCTAGTGCTAAAGACAAAGGAATATTTGTTTGCTCTGACATATCTTGAGATAAAAAATAATGTGTTAGTAAATCTTTTTTAGCATTTGGATAAAGTAAATTACCATCGCTGTCTTTAGATGCTAATATTTGATCTGCTTTGTTTTTAGCTTCTGTTGCCATTTCATTTCTTCCAGTCAACATTCTTTCTATTTTGTTTAAAGGGTGTGAATCTAACAATTTTTCTATAAAATTACTCATAAACTAATTCTTTTAGTTGGTTTTAAATCAACATATTCTTCTTTTTTAATTGGATCGTATTTTTTAGTCTTTGGATTGTAAATAAGACTTGGCTCCTTAACCCACCCAGGCTTAGTTCCATATAACTTCATAGCTTCATCATAGCCTTTCTTGGTTTGCCAATGCTTGTCTTTCTCATTAACACTCCAGTTACCCCCTTCATCTTGTTGATAACCCTTCTTATCTTGTTTTTCTGGAACCTTGTAACCTTTTAAACCCCTACCTTCATTAGCAAGATCTTTAGCTACATCTTTACTAACTTCTTCTTTATGGTCTTCATCTTTCATAATAGAGCCATCTGGCATTTTGTGAGAGCCTTTGGGTATTTGTTTTTCTCTATTACTATCTGGATCAAGCATACCTTTTTCTTTATTACCTAATCCTTTTAACATGTTTTGGATTTCTTTTTTTATTAACTCTCCAATCCTAGCAGCCTCATGAACCTCATCATCAGTCATTTCTCTTTTTTCTTTAGGGCCTTCCATACTTTCGGGAATAGCCTCTAGAGCTAACATTCTTTCAGAGATTGGTATAGGTGTACCATCAACAGTAAATTCTTGTTCGTCAACCCACTCTATTTCAGAGTCTGGCATTTTTTTTGTTAGCATTCCAGATAACAATCTTTTAATTTTTGGATCTAATTTTGCCATAGTATTTCCTTATAAACCAAACATAACTTTTGCATCACCATACATATCTCTAGCTTTATTACCTGTTCTTTCAGCTAATACATCTTCACCTTTTAAAGCATATCCAGCAAACATAAAGCCCCACATGGTGTCTTGTATTGCATTGATTTGTGGCATTTCAAGACCTTTTTTGCCATTACCAGTAGCAAAACTTTTTCTAAGCCACTCTCTTGTGGCTGTAGTTAAAGTTCCTCCATTGTTTTTGTAAGCATGAACCATAGCATCTTTAAAATATTGACTGTTCATTAATTTATTCCATCCTGTTATAGATAAAATACCACCAAAAATACCACCAACTTCGCCACCTATTGTTTTACCAGCCATAGCACCCATGTTAGCCGTTGCCATGTTACCAATAACAGACTCAGCACCACCCCATCCTTTAAGGTTTTCTTGCATATAAATTACATCATCAATTTCTTTTTTCATACTAGGAAACATTTTTCTTAAAGTTGTTCTACCATCAGCAGTTCTTGTAAGGTTAGTAAATATCTTTGCTCCATCTGGGGCTTCTAGTATATGGTTTGCCATTGCTTTTTCAATTTTGGTTCTTAATCCAGTTGACAACTGACTACTTTTATTACCAACAATGTGATCTAATTTTTCAAAATGTTTAATTGCTGCATTAAAATTTGTCCATGAAAATTGAGGGTCTAGCATTTTATTTAAAAATTTTGTCATAGGCTCTGTAGTTTCAGCATAAGCCATAGCTAACATATCCTTACCATAAGGATTTTTTTCAGTTTGTGATTTAAACAACTTATATGATTTGTCTAAAAGTCTTCCTTTTTTAGGATCAGCTTTTTTTACTGCTTTATTAATAACATTGTTAATGGTATTTTTATATTGATTCATTAGCTGAGTGTTATTACCACCAAAATTCTTTTTATCTAACACCGAAGCATTATAAAATTCTGATCTTAATTTACGAGCCAGATCAACTAAAGGAACTTGTTTGACATTTAATTGTGGATTACCTTTAGCAGCTTCACCTCTTAAATAATTTGCATACAAATCATTCCAACTTTCACTCAGTTCAAAATTTCTTCCAAATCGCATATTCCATTTTTCTGCAAGTCCATCTATAGATGATAATTTAATAGGTGCTGTTCTTAATTTATCAAACATAGCAGTAAAATAATTGTCTACTTGGTTGTAGCCTTGTGATAAAAATCCTTGTACTTCTGTAGCACTATCGTAAGTTCCTTTGCCAGAAGAAGCAGTTTGACCCATCTTATCTTGCACATTTTTAATTGCTCCTTGTGCCGCTGCCATTTCAGATTTACTACCTGCAAATAAAGCTATTCCTTTATTAAGGCTTTGTACAGGATGTGTTACTGCTCTACCAACTGGGCCAACTAAAGAACCTACAGCAGTTAATGCAGGAGTTATTGCAAAACCTAAACCCATAGATTTAAGTGTCTGTCCAGGGTCATATTGTTCACCACTACCTGCTGTAATACCTATTGCTTGTCTACCTACATCAGCAACACCAGAATAAGCTCCACCTGCTGTAGCTACAGCTACTTTTGGAGCCAACCACTCACTTACCCCTTTCTGTATAAGTTTTTTACCCATAAACCCAGCACCAGTTCCAAACATAAGCCATGCTAGTGGATCAGTTCCTGCACCTTTTATAAAATCACCAAGCTGTCCAGTAAGTTCAAATCCATTCCAACCAATATCTTTTGCTCTTTGTACTGCTGCTTCATCATCTGGATCTACTGTGCCTTTAAATTTGATATCTATAAATGGTCTAGAATCATCTACATCTGAAGAGTCAAAGTTAGGGGTAGCGTTAAAGATATTCCAACGCTCTAAAGCATTAGCCCTTTCAGCATCGGTTTTAAAAGCTAAATTTTGTAGCAATTCACTACCCATACCTAAAGAAAGATTGTTCATAACAAAATTCCAATCTGCAAAATCCTCATCTATAAGATGTTTTATGTCTTTACCTGCACCTTTAAATTCTTTGCCAGTTTCAAATTTATATTTATCTTTAAGTAATTGCACATATTTTTGATTGTATCCTTGTTCTGCATATGTGTACGGTATAGACTCGTATACTGAAGACAATTCTTCTGTAAGAGCAGTATTTATTTCTCTACTTTCTGTATCTGCATTAAGAGCTTCTTGATAAATGTCATTTCTAATAGCCTCTCTGACTTTCTCATTCTCAAAATATCTGTTACTAGCTGCGGCTCCTTCTAATTTAGCCATTTATATCTCCTATTTACAGAATTGTTTATAAGTACTTAAATTTTTATTGGCAGGATTAGCACAAAATTGACCCATAGCTGAATTTTGGTCTTGAGCTGCAGCCTCTATACCACCAATAGTTTCCATAGTGTTGCCTATCATAGTTGCATTTTTCCATTCTTCACTATTAACAATCGGTTTAAAGAAAGCAGCATTTTCTTCTGAGTTTCTATATCTTTCTTCTTCAACTTTATAATCAGAATAACTGATTGTAATGTTTTTTGCTTTTTGTTCAGCTTTCCAGGCCCTCATATGTTTAGCCATTCTTTCTACTGCTAAAGCACCTTGTTGTGCAAACTCTAACAACATTCGATTGCCTTCTGTCGTTTTGCCCAATCCTGTGGCGGCTTGTATAAATAAAGACATTTCAGCATCTGAAATAGCACCTTTAGTCATGCTAGTGTATTCCATAACTTTTGCAGTTGATAAAGAAAAGAACATTTCTTTGTCTGCCAAAGTGCCATCAAAATCACCCAGCCATTGTGCCGCGGTAAATCCAACATTTTCCCATTTTCCAGTTTCTATTCTATTGAGTATAGATAACATTTGAGCATTTAATCTTCTGTTGGTAGCAGCCGTAGATTCTAAAGCTGCCATAGCTTGTTCATCTTCAAGTATAGCTTTGTTTTGTAAAATTTGGTCTTCTTCGTTTACAGTTTTATGATCAAGACTTATTGCTTGAGCAATGGCTTGTGATTGTGTGTAAAGTTTATTGCCATTGTCATCTTCCATAGCCATTAAACCCGCAACATTATCCAAAAATGCAGTACTATTATTTTGTTGTCCAGCAAGATCTTGAACTTTAGTGTATGCACGAATACCATCTGCTCTCGCTTGTGCAGTCATAGCTTCTTCTGACATTATGCCTGTAGTAGAAGTTGCACTTTGAATTTTTGCTAAAGCACTATCCACATATGGTGATAAATTAGCTTCATATGCTTCAGTTTCTAAATCTACAGAAGTATCTGGCTCACTTGTAATTTGTGTGCTAATAGGTTTAGATCCAGGAACAATAACTCCGTTTACAGTTTCATAAGTTTCGGTAGTATTTTGTCCTAAAGCATTTGTACCCTTAACTTCTTTATAACTCTTTGTGTCTGTAGTTGGTGCATCAGTAGCTTGTTCACCTAACATATCTGTTGGAACTCCATTAACAGTACTCCATGTTTGCGTGTAACGAACACCATTCTTCATAGTAGGTATTTTTACAGTACCTAATGTAGGTTTAGGTACAGCAGCAGTAATATTAGTAGACATTTCCATAGCTTTTCTAGCTTCATCATATAAACCAGCACCATCTAATAATCTAGCAAGTCTTTTAAAATCTTCAGCAGTTTCTGGAGCAGGAACTTGTTTTCTAATTTCTTCAAGTTTTTGCATTCTAGCCATTCTAGGGTCAACTGGTTCCTCTTGACCTGTCAACATTCTTCCTAAAGAAGCATAAGCATCACTTCTTTGATCACCAATACCACCAGCACGATACATCATTCCAGCACCTTTTGTACTAGCTAAATTAACAGCATTGTTTATATTTGACTGTTGTTGTGCCGCTTGTTCATCTGCCATTAATTGTTGCAGACCAAACATATCGTTACTGTATGCCATAATTATTCCTTTATCCTATTAGATTTCCTAAAAATTTACCAGCTACTCCACCAATTCCTGGTGCAACTGTGTTTCCTACTGCACCAAATATACTTCCCCAAAAATCACTTTTACCTTTTGATTGTTGTTGATCAGCATAAGCTAATTGATCATTTAATCTTGTATTTGCATCTGACACATTACCTAAATTACCTGTTGCATTTATTGCAGGAATGTTAAGATAACGATTAGTTTTATCTTCCACACCTGTAAGCATATTATATTGGCCAGTTGACCTAGCTAAATTGTTATCAATAAGTGCTTGTGATTCACTAAACGCTTGATTCATTGCACCTAATTTAAGTCTATTAGTAGAAGCATCAGTATTCATTTGATTCATAAACTGTTGAGTAGAAGAAGCACCTGTATTTAATTCTCTTGCTCTTCTCAATTGATCAGCTACTGCTAATTCTTCTTCATAAATACTCATCATATCGCCATATCGTGATTTTTGAGCATCTCTCCAACCACCAGCTGCTAAATCTTCTGCTTGTTGTCCAAACATACCTTGCCTTCTTATGGCATCTTCTCTAATTTGTGTATTAGCTTCATCAGCTTCAGATGTATAGGAATATGTGCCATCTGGGTTTTGCCTATATCTAGTAGTTCCACCAACAAAATTAACATCTGGTGTTGTTTTTTTAAATATATCTTCTCTAAGGCCTTCTTGATAATTTAAATCAGCTTGACCATATTTTCCAGGATCTCTGTTAGCACCAACCATATTTCCTAAATTTGATAAAAATTGACTACCACCTCTAGGAGTAATGCCATTTTGCCTATTTAAATTTGTAAGAAACTTTGAGTTCATGCCTCCTGCTAATTTACCAGAACCCCTTTTTCCTAGTCCTAAGTTACCTCTGCCTCTAGCCATCTTAATCTCCTATGCTGTTCTGCGCCACATATAAACTGTGATGCTTGGTTGTATGTTATTGTGTGCTGTTCCACTACCTGTTGAACCTGAAGTAGCACTTGAGTTTCCACCTGTTGTTCTAGTTATGTCATGAATACTTATGTTATCTGTTGATGTATTTTGTCTATCATAACTGTGCGTGTGAGCAGGAAGTTCAGCAACACTTAATGTATGTGTTTCAGCACCTTGTTCTTCATTAAGTGTATCAAATGTACCACTAGCTGCTTTACCAACTGGCACTCTACCTGCTGCATATGCTACCCAAGTTCCAAATCCAAGAAGTGTAGCTGGATTTGTAGAAACCGCTGCATTAAAATAAATAGAACCAACTGGATAAACTAAAGCATTAATTGTTGCTGCTGTTAATGCAGATGTAACAAAAGCAGTTGTAGCCACTTGTGTTGTATTTGTTCCAGCACCTGCAGTTGTAGCACTAAATGCTTGAGAAGCACTACCTGCTAGATCAGCCTTAGTGTTAACTGCTGTTTGTACTGCTGTAAACTCAGTATTAAAATCTGCACCAGATATTACTTTTCCTGCATCGGAATCTGCTAGTGCATCTTTGCCAGACCATCCGACAGCTATAGTATAGTTTGCCATTATCTTATCTTTCCTTGTTTATGTAATAAAGTTAAGTCTTGTAAAGAAGCATCAAATCCATTTGATTCAATATCTATCTCTAATTTTAGGTTTTTAGCCGAACCTGTCAACGGTGTTTTATATTCATGTAAACCATATACTGGTTTATATGTAGAATTATTAGGATGTACAGTAGCATTATGAGTGTGTGTAACTGTTGTTGAACCATATAAAGACGAACTTGCACCCCATAAAGATGTTGTACCTGTCGTTGAAGGATTTAAGGTTATAGAAGTTGTTGATGATGGAGTTGGACTATAATCTTTATACCATTTTAATCCTAATGTTGCTCCAGAACCACCCTCTAAAACTAAAAACAATCTCTTTAAAAATGAAGCTGCTATAGATTGGCCTAAATTAATCCATGTTGTAGCAATACTACTTGTATATGAACTATAAGTATAAGTTGATGCACCAGCTAAATCTGTGTCGTAATAACCCTCATAACCAGCTAAACCACCATCTTTTTGTCCTACTAATAAACCATATAACTCTGTATATGACATATTAGAAGGTTCTCTATCATTGTCAAAAGTCCATGTTGTTACTCTTGGTGCTTGGTTAGGTGTGAAATGTTTAAAATCAAACACATAAGTAATATTTTTATCAACAAATGACATTATGTAAATACCTTCATTTTCTACATAAACACTTTTAACATTTGAACTTTGACCAATATTTCTAATTAACCTATCTTTAATGTTTACGCTTAAATCAGTTAATGGTAATTTATCTTTTTCAGTTGTTCTACCTAATGATCTAACACCTGTATTAGACAAAAAAACTAAATCATCACCAATGGCTTGAACTGTATCTCTTGATACAAGACCTACACCCCTAATAACTTCATTAAGTGCAAGTGATCCTACTGTTTCTGGCCTGTCATATATAACAATATTGTTTTTACCAAATATAACTAATTTTCCATAAAAAGGAGCAATTGCTATAATTGTATCAATACCCCAAATTTTTGATAAATCTATTAAACCTGCATCACCACCTGTCCAATCATCACCATCTAAAAGATTAGAATAATAAACAACATCTGGTGACTCTGCTACACCACCTGCCCATATTCTTCCGTATAAACCCATTCCACA